TTAGTTACCTTTGCATAAATTATTAAAGGATGGTTCCTCAGATTCAAAAATATGCGGATAATGTTTATGACTTTCCTATCAGGGACATAGACCCGAAGAATAAAAATGGTCAGTATTGTTTAAAGTGGGCAGAAGGAATATATAGCAAGTTTCTCTGCGGAAAAACTGCGTGGGGGGTATCAACCTATAATGAGTTCGATACACTACGTAGGTATAGCACCGGAACGCAAGATGTCGAGCAGTATAAGGCATATTTAATGGACTCTGGTACTGATACAGGATCAACTACTACCGGAACGTGGGATAGTTTACCACTAACTCGTGTGGCAAAAAGAGAGGGATGGTGGAATATTAACTTTGATAACATCTCACCTTGTCCAAAAATTTTATCGAGCGTACACGGAATGTTCGACAAGATAGACTTCAACCTATATGTCGATACCATAGACAACAAATCACAACAGCTTGCAGAGGATAAAGCCTACTTAAGATTATTTGAATCACAGAACCTTGATTGGCAGAACCTATATAAACAAAAAGCAGGGATACCCATAGATGAGAATACCTTCTTTCCTAAGTCTATTGAGGAATTCAATATGTATAAGGCTAAGGGAGGATATAAACTTAACGTGGCTATTGCCATGCAGAAGATACTCCGGCATTCTTTTGACATATCAAAGTGGGATAGTGTAGTAAGAAAGAAGGTTATTGATGATTTGATTTGTATAGGTTATGGGGCGGTTAGGGACTATTTCGATAGCGAGGACAATAAGTGGAAGTGTAAATGGATAGACCCCGCAAGGTTAGTTATACAATTCTCAAATGAATTTGATTATTCCGATTCTGAATATGCAGGATACTTCTCTAATTGGACAATATCTAATTTAAAGACTAAGCTCCCTGAAGTACCTGAAGAAGAATGGAAGAAACTTGCTTTCAATTCTTATGGTAAGTATGGTAATCCTTCAAGTAATTGGGATACGTTTTATAGTTTACTTGACCCTGCTACGAGTGGGTATAGGTATGATGGCTTTAAAGTTCCTGTCTTTGAAGCTGAATGGATAGACACCGATACAAGCAAGAAACTTTATTATTCAAGTAAGTACGGAAGAAAGAGCATACTGCCATTGGGATTTGACTCAGAAGTAAATGAACTTACTGAGAAGCAAAAGAAAGCAGGAGCCTCGCAAGAGATAAGAAAGATATTCAAGAGACAGCCTTATCAGTGTTCATGGGTAGTAGGTACTGATTATGTATTCGATTGGGGGCCAGTAAAGATGGCATCCCGCAAAGGATATTCAAAACCTCAGCTTAGTTTCCATGTAGAACAACTCTTACAGCCCTCTATGGTTAAAAGACTTAAACCTATTCTTGATCAGATAGAAATAACCTGGTTACGTCATCAGAACTCTATGGCAATGATGATAGAGAGAGGGTATGCTGTTAATATGACCATGCTTGGTAATGTGACTTTAGGCGGGCAGAAGCTAAACACCGCAGAGGTTATCAAGTTATGGAGACAGACAGGTGTACTCCCCTATGCTTATAGTGCAGGTACAGGACTTTACACGGGTGGAGCAGCATTACCTATCACACCTATTGAGGGAGGTATGGGAATGAGAATAGAGGAGACAGCTAAAGCCATGGAGACTCTATTCAAACTTATAGAAGAAATTACAGGTATTAATCCGTTATCACTTGGTTCGTCACCTGATCCTAATGCCCCCGTAGGGACTACAGAAGCAGCATTACAGGCAACATCAAATGTATTGAAGCCTATTATGGATGCTTGCTTTGAGGTTAAGGAAAGTGTAGGAGAGGCAATGATGAGAAGGATACAAGTAGGTATCCGCAATAGTCAGGAGATACGGGATGGTTATTCGGGTGTAATCTCTAATGCCGATATGGAAGCTCTTCGGTTAATGGAAAATGAGGGTGTGCAGTATGGGTTAACACTTCGGGCTAAACCGGATAGCAAAGCAAAGGCTATCTTTGCCAAGTGGATAGAACTTGCACTACAGAACACGAGGGAACAGCGTCCCGGCATAGAGATACCCGATGCCATATATTTCAATAGCCGCCTTGAGAACGGTGCAGATATAATGGAATTGGAAGAAGAGATGCGTTATACTATCGAAAAGAATAAACAAGACGCAGAAAGACAACAGATGGCTGTCATTGAGGCTCAGGGACAACAGAATATGCAAGCCAAACAAGCAGACCACCAAGCCGCTATGCAGTTACAACAGGCAGATGCTCAAGCTAAACAGCAAGAAGAAGCCCTCAGAGGACAGATTAAAGCAGTCCTTATGCAGAAAGAAAGCAACCTTAACTTATTGAAACAGGCATATTTGGACATGATGGCTCAGGAGACGGGTCAACCACTAACAGCAGCAAGATGACAACAGCAAGTGAACGTTATAAAATTTTATCGAACATAGTTGCCCAAATGGGTACAGACAATGTAGATTTATATGCCGAGCTCGCTAAAGCAGAAGGTACTATAAACTTATTAGATACACAGAAGGCTATGGCAACAAGTGCAAATATGGCACAAGTTGGTTCCAATATGGAACAACCTCAACAGCCTACTACACCACCGAATGTTCAACCAATATAAATTTTAATATAATGGATAAGAAAGAAAGATTACTTGAAGCCTTACCAAAAGAGGTAAGAGAGAAGGCAAAGAAGGTACTTGATAAGCTCGAAAAGCCTATAAGTAAAAAATAACTATCTTTGCGTTTTTAAAACAGAAATAAACAGATGGCAGAATTAGGACTTAATACTACGCCTCCTGAAGCAGTTCAGGTTCCGGTGGTAGAAAATACAGTGGAGACTACGCAGACAGTAACACCGCCTGTGCAGACTCCCGAACCGCCTAAAGTGGAAACACCTCAAGCGGATGAGTTCATTGAAAATTTTAATAAACGCTACGGTACTCAGTACAAGGCAGACGAAGAGATCAAGGGGATATTTGAATTGCCGAAGAAAGTTTCGGAATACGAAGCCCGCTTAAGTGATTATGAAAACCTAAAAAAGAGTGCCGAAGAGAGACAAAAGGAAATTGAGAGACTTGAAAGTTTAAACGATCCTTTGAAGTTTTTTTCAACTCCCGAAGCCTACATAGCAGAGCAATTAAAGATTAAGTATCCTGACAGAGATGCTAACGTGTTACAGGAGATTGTAACGAGTAACATTGATGGCATGGATGATTTTGATCTTTTGGCTAAAGCCGAGAGACTATTTAACAAACGACTTCCCGAAGGTGGGAAGTACGTTAAAGATGTTCTCTACAAACGGTACGGCATTGATCCTGATAGCAAACCCGAAGAATGGGATGGTGCTACCAGAACTCAGATTGCGATGGATGCTAATGTATGGAGAACGAAGATTGGCGATCTTAAAAAAGAGGTAGACCTCCCTAAGATTGTTTCAAAAGAAGAGCGAGAAAAGCTACAAGCAGATTCCTTAGCTAAGAAGATGCAAGCGATATCGCCCGTCAGAGAGCAATTTACTAAGTTCGACAAGTTTTCACTTGGGGATTTTGAATGGCAAGTACCCGATGATTACAAGCAAAAAGCAAGTGAAATGTTCGATGGCATGTTTATACAGGCCGGAATGGACATGGACGAGAAAAATTTGGCAACAGCAATAAGGATGCGTGATTCTAATTTTCTGTACGAGAATTTTAGCAAGATAAGGGAGGCGATAGTGAAACAAGCACAGACCGACCTACAGGCTAAGATAGATGCAGAGCTAAACAACACGCAACTACCAAATACATCAACCGCTACAGATCAAGGGGATGTGCAAGCACCGAAAGGGATTAGTTCACTTATAAGTTCTCTTACAGGGAAATAAGTTAAACTAATTTTTAAAAATATTATAACAAAATGTCAACAGTAAACACACAAGCACTTCTTTCAACCACAAACGATGCAGTTTACGGCGCAGGATGGAATACCGTCTATGATGCCATGAATGTGCCTCAGATATGGCAGGAATTAGTAAAATATTATGGCCCTAATATTGGGCTTTTGGAATTTGCAGTAATGCAGGGCGCAACTGTACCCATAGCAGGCCCGACTAAAACCGTATGGGAAGAAGGTTCTTTGGTAAAACTCGTTAAGCTCGATGGCGAAATAGCTATCACAGCAGCCGGTAATAACATAACCTTCAGTCTTGATGCCGATGAGTTTGATGCTAATCATAAGTGCTACCTTGCAGTTAATGATCAGATTGTCATTCCGGCTTATTACATAGAGGAAGATGGTGCTCAGTCTATCGTTCCGGCTATCTATCAGGTTCTTAGCGTTGATGACGTTACCCTTGATGAGAATGCCACATGGACAGCTTTTCCAACTCGTGATGACACCGCTATAGCAATAGCAGTACCCGATGGAACTGAACTGATGGTTAAACCAGGTAACTATGCCAATGGTGTAGCAAGTGGAACTTCTAAGTCAGCAGGATGGTACTCACGTACATTCAAAACATCGACTGTTAAAGCCGACCTGACTATTGAAGGTTCAATTCAGTCAAATGAGAAGTACTACGAAAAGCTCAAGGGTGGTGGAACTGGAATTTTCAGCAAAGCCTCTATCGAGATGGACTTTTTCTTAAGCAAGGCTATCAATGATGAGATATTCATGGGGCAGGGTGTTACCAATGTAATCACTCAGGCAACCCGCAATGGTGATCTGAATACCGTTACAGGTACAGTAGGTCTTTTAAGGCACATGGCCGAGAGAGCTAACTTACAGTACTACACGACTGCTTATCAGTCAACAGACTTTGATGATGTTAAGGACATCCTTACTTCACAGGGAGTTGCTGATAGAAACGTAGCCTTCCTTATGGGTTCAACCCTCTACAAATTCGTAGAAAACAGTAACCTTGATTTTATTAAGGAATATTCCGGTGGAACTGATCTGATGAAAACTTTTGCTCAGATTCAGGTAGCATTTCAGGCTGTTAAGAAAAATGGTGTGTTCTTCACATTTAAAGAACTCCCGTCCCTTAGCGATCCAACATCCTATGGAGCAGCCGCTTTCGATGGCTACCACAAGGAACTCGGATTCATTCTTCCTGATGTCGATGTAACCGTCAGAGGTAGTATGGAAAGTCCTGAGACTACGAAGTTGAAAAACTTCACGCTCGGTTTCAAAAACTATAATGGTGAGAATCGTAGTCGTATTATAAAGGACATTCCAGGAATGGCTAATCCCGGAACTTCAAGTGGCATAGCCATAGATAGTTACGATGACTGGCGCATGTCTGGTCTTGCGGAATTTATGGTTATCTTTAATAAGGTGAACCAGTGTACTCTGATCCTTAATGATAATATCCTTTAGTTGAGATAGTTATAGGGGGCGGGTTAGTTCCCGCCCTTCATTTTTAAAACAGAAACAAAAACAGAAAAATCATGTTGCTTATAAATCAGCAAAAGCTCGAAATAGGCGCAGCCGCCAATGAACCGAGCCACCCGCTACACGAACACGCAAAATTCTACTTAAAGAGTACAGAATACTTGCGAGAAACCTACGGAAAGTATATGCATTTCATTGATAAGAAGCAACCCCGCTATTGTAAAGGTGCTGATTCAAGGGGAAATGATATACCGAAGATAAAAGAGCCAGATACGCTATTGTACGTGCCCCTTCAGACTTATTATACGGATAAGAAAAGAGGAAAGGAACTATGGTCATGCTGCATGAGTAATCCTGTCCTATTACCAAATGGCTTATGGGATTTAGGTAGAACCAGGACACTACCTATAAAGGGAAGTTTGGTAGTGAACTTAGAAACCGATATGGACTTAGCTTTTTATCTTTCTTACATTAGTCGGTTTGTTGCTAAGAAACTTCTTAAGATAGACAACCCTGCTGAGGATGCCAAGAGAGAGGGAGACCGCAAGCGGGAACAGGTCAAACGCCAAACAGCTATATGGAACATGCTCGACGATGATAAGCTAAGGCTAATGGCTTCGGCCTATGGTATTACACAGACAGCTACTAAGACACCTGATAGGATAAGAATAGACCTTGAGAAAGCACTTGAGACTGCCGATAGAGCAAAGAAGGGTAATCCTGCAATAAAAGGTACTGATGACTTCTTAGATGAACTTAAGGTTACTGATGGATTGCTTTTGCGAGCATTCATACAGACAGCTATTGATGAGAAAAAGGTTATCTATAAGCCTGATGGTAAATGGCGAGTAGGTGATAAGATTATCATGATGGTATCACAGGATGATGTGCAAAAGAAAAGAATGTTTGATGCACTATGTAACTGGCTTAACTCACCAAACAATAAAGAAAAACTGCTTGAGTTCCTTACAGACTTAATGAGTAAGGAATATCTTGAAACAATACGTGATCCAAAAGTATTTGAATGGCTCGCTAAAGTTATAGGACTTAAGACGGCTTTCCAAAAAAAGTCGGCACTTAGAAAAGCGGTGTTCGAGTACTTTGGAAATTCAGCCACTACACTCGGAGACGAGGAGTAGATTTCTGTTTTATCTGTTTTCTGTTACCTCCGGCTCGTGTAGTCGGGGGTTTTTCCATTTGAGGAGATTCATTATTTCTTAAATCACACTCTGCTTGGGCTTCTTCTCTTGATGCAAATAGATTTTCTTCGTACCAAATAGTTCCACTGCCGATACCAGTTGCACTAATCATATAAGCATATCGGTTCTTATCCTTATATTCATCATCATAAAGTTCGATATTAACTTTCCCTATGTGAGAAGCGTATTCATTACAAACGTTCCACTCCAATGCCTGATATTCAGTAGAACCTCTTCTTCCATAACAGTCAGGGCAGATACGTTCCTTGCCCGTAGCATTTATAATAATTTCTCCTATTCCGAGACACGTTTCACATTTAACAAATTTCTCTCCCGGTCTTTGGGCTATTGGATATACCAACTGTCCTAAATTAAACTTTGTTTCTATTTTCATGTTTTCAATTTTTCTGCTAAGATAAAACCTTAAAATGACAAAAGCAAATTTTTCTGTACCTTTGCGTAAAATTGATTAAGATGATTTATGTCAAGGACGTTTTTAATTTACTCTTAACCAGAATACGCAAAGATTTGAGGGGGAAATCAATTTCTGTGGATGAATTTAACGAAGTTATCAAAGATGTCAACCTATCTCTATTTGAAGATTTCTACAAGGAATTTGAAAAGAACATAGAGAGCTCAGATACCTTAGCGAAATTTAAAGTATTTGATGCACANNCTACCGCAGGAACAGTAAGGATAGATGTAGTAAGCACTTATGAGAATGCAGAGAGAGAAGATGATTACTTAACGCAGCCCACTACTACGCACCCTACGTGTATGATAGGCGGAGTAGACACAAGCAGTAGCCCCGTAGAGTACAAAAAGATAAGAGTCTATCCTTATAATATAGGTAGTCCTATTTATATAGATTATCTTAAAGCACCACAGACACCATTCTTAGATTACTATGTGAGTGATACCTTGCTTACTTATACTTATCTTGATGAGGGTGCTACGGTATCTGTACCATTGGGGTATACTTACAGAGATGGTACTGCTGGTGGAGCAGCCGTAAGTGTTACAAGCTATACGAGGGACTTGGATTGGGATGATGAGGATATGGATTTGATTATGGCTAAGCTGATGCAGATACTTGGGATTCAGTTGCCTGATGAGATTTTGATGCAGGCGGGGACTTTAAACGAAGCTAAAATTACAGGTAAATGATAAAGAGTGAAATACGTTCTCTTATTATAAATCAAGCACAACGACTTGATCCCAAAGCCCGTTACCACCCAAGAGTAATTGACGCTATAGTGGAGGGTGTTTTATCCGAAATGCTATGGGAGTTATATGCACTTGATCCGCATTATTTACAGAGATTTACTGTTACCTGTATATCAGATGTTAGTTACGAGGCCGTTGCCAATCTTTATTATACTATTTTGCCTGTTAAAATTATCCCTTTTCCTGACAAGGCTTCGGGTGTCAGACGAGTGAACACTATTGCACAACCGAGTATGAGATTTTATCCTGCCGACTATAGAGAAATGGATGCTCTACGTAGTTCTTCTTATTTCAAAGAAGTCACAGATAAAATACTCTACATAGTGACACAGGAAAGAGTAGTTTATTATGGTATGACTGCTGCTATTGCTGCCGAAGGTGTAATAATGGAAGTCATTCAACCATTCTCGCAATTTGATGATACAGATACAGTCTATATACCAGAATTCAGAGATGGAGAAGGAATGAGTTTTGATGACAGGGTAAAGAGAAAATTAATGAATATACCACCTGTCGATTTAAGTGAAGATACTGATGAAACTAATAAAACTACGAAGTAATGGCAGACACACCAGCCCTTATCACCATAAATGACGCTATTTCGAGATATATCCTGAAATTTAAAAAAACGACTGAGGATGCAGTTATCTATACGGAACATGCCTGCGAATGTTTGAAGTCATGGAATCTTTACCACGGAAATGAAGTTAATGTGGAGAAGGTATCAATAGATGCTAATTATATTATCGAAATGCCTTCGGATATGATAGGGTTTAGTGATTTATGTTGGTACTTTGCGGGGCGTTATTGGAGTTTCAGTGAACAAAAGGATATAGTTACTACCACTACTTATACGGGACTTGTAGAGGGACGAGATGAGGACTTTCAGGAGGGGCAACCTATTAGTCATGCAACTTCTTATGGCTATGGGGCAAGAGGGGGCGTTAATGCCTATAATTATAATATAGATTGGAAATCTCGTAGGATTTTTGTTGAAGGGGTAAATAGCGATACGGCTATATTATTTTATACAAGTTCGGGAATTGTTGTTAATGGTACAACTTACGTTAGTGACTTAATTGTTCCGGTGATTGATACTTACCTTCTTTACATTGAAACTTTTTGGATTAAAGACTTAGTTAGGGAAAGGGAGATGAGGCTAAAGGCATATAATAATGAGGTATTAAAAGCAAGAAATTTTGTTAATGCACTTACGTATAATCAGTTGAAAGACTTAATAATGGGATCAGCCACGCAAGGGCCCAAAAGATAGACTATGAGTAATGTTAAGAATGAGATAAATTTTATTCGTTTCGGGATGGATTCTGACTCCTCAAAAAAATATATGGAGTTAGGCTCTGCTCCTGAGCATTATAATGTGTTAGTTGCAGAAGACAACAATAATGGTGTTTTGTCAAACCTGAAAGGCAATAAGCATATCCAACTTCCGACAACTATACAACTGAATAATTCGTATGTCTATGTCACGGTTGGCTCTCATTACAATGAATTAACAAGATCAGTTTATTACTTTATCTTCTCGCTTCCGTATGACTCGGATGGTAGTGGTGAATACCTTTATGACAATTACCTACTCAGGTATAATGAAGACGACAGCACAATAGACTTAATCTTCCACGACACAAAAAACTATTTTGGATTACATAAGGATTACCTTATGCGGGATTGTAGAATGATAGGTACATGGCTATTCTTCAATCCAAAGATAAGTGAGCCCAAGATGATTGATGTGGATATGGCTTACAATTATTCTAATTATGATACATGGAGTCAGTACTTGGAATATGTTTATGGAGATAAGGTTACTTACTTTGGTGGGCTTTTCTATGCTACGGGGGTTGCTACGTTTGGAGAGAGTCCCGTTACCAATCCTACCTTATGGACAAGAATAGGTGATAGTTATCAGGATGAGACAGGATTGAATTTCGATTCAGAGTTTTGGTATGCTTTCAATGTAATTAAGATGCCTCCTGTGAGCACTCCGCAGATAGCCTATGGTAGTGACACTAATATCTATTCCAATAATGTCAGGGGGAAGATGTTTCGGTTTGCCTACCGATATAAATACTTTGACAATTCTTATTCTGTCTATTCAGCTTATTCAGACGTATCCAAACCTGCCGATGATGAAACATGGAACGGAGAGATACTTGATGAGGTTAATTCTAATAACTACATAGCGGTTACTATTAGCCTACATTCTTCGGCATTGATTAAAGAGGCAGAGATTATATTTCAGGAGATAGGTAGTGATTGGAAGCGTTGTAAGATAATAAACCGCCGAGAGCAAGAATTAATCAACACAGACCCACCTAACTTTACATATAATTTCTATAATAATGAAGCGTATGAGATTATCACTTCCGAGTTAGTAACAAAGACTTATGATGTAGTTCCAAGGACAGCACAGACTACAGAGATAATCAATAAGAACGTACTCTGTTATGGACAATGCTTAGAGGGCTTTGATAACCTTAACAAAGATGAGATAGATGTTACGCTTACTCCTAATCCAGAAGCGATAGAGTCTATTCCTGATGTTGGGGGTACATTAAGAAATAATATAACAGCAAATGATATTTCCGAAGTAGTTCAAGGTAATTATTGGGAGGAGGACTTAACTGAATACTTTAA